AACTATTTAGCAGACAAAATGGAAATGCCAGAATCAGAAAACACTCAAGAGGAGATCGCTAACTAATGATCAGATTTACAGCACCGTCCGTCAGCATTGATGCAGCCGCAGGCGACGGCACACCTTCACGAACTATCACAGGAATCGCAGTTCCTTACGGAGTAGCGGCAACAGTCGCCGACGGAACCGAAGTCATCTTTGAGCAAGGCAGCCTTCCAATCGAAGGCAAAGCGCCGCGCCTATACATGAACCACGACAGCAATCAGGCCATTGGAATTGTCACCGAGCGCGTAGACACCCCAGAGGGCATGCTCTTTAGTGCCAAGATCAGCAAGACCGCCGCAGGAGACGAAGCCTTACAGCTTGCCCTAGACGGCGTACTGGACTCGGTATCGGTCGGAGTAAACCCAACAAAAACTCGAGCAAACAAAGACGGATCGCTAACAGTGTTAGCAGCCGACTGGATTGAGTTGTCTATGGTGCCAGTTCCTGCATTTGCTGGAGCCATGATCACAGACATCGCAGCGAGTATCCACCACGAAGACGAAGAAATAAGTATCATAGAAACAGAACCTACACAGGAGAACGAACCCATGTCAGAGCCAACAGTCCCAGCAGTCGAAGCAACAATCCCAACTGCACCAATTCCAGCACAAGCAAAGCGTGAATTTAAGTTGCCAACAGCTGGCGAATTCATGGCCGCGTATCACATCGGCGGAGACACATTCTCCAACATGAACGCAGCAGTAGCAGAATTCTCCGCATCACAGCGCACATCACTTCAAGCAGCTGCAGGCGATGTCTTAACTTCTGACACACCCGGCTTGCTCCCAGTGCCCGTTTTGGGACCGCTCGTACAGGACCTAAATTTCCTTCGTCCTGTAGTCGAGGCTGTAGGCGCTCGCGCTTATCCTGACAACGGACGCTCAAAGACTTTTACGCGTCCAACAATCACGACACACACAAGCGTCGCTGCACAATCAACCGAACTTTCTGCAGTGTCAGCGACCACAATGGTCATTGCCGCAAACTCGGTCACAAAAAGCACACTTGCTGGACAAGTGAGTTTGAGCGCTCAAGACATTTCGTTTACTAGCCCAGAAGCCATGTCGCTTATTTTGAATGACTTGATGGGCGAATACATGATCGCATCCGACAACTTGGCTGCAGACAACTTGCTCACCGCAGCAAACTCATCAGGCGTTTGGGACGGAACAGTTGCCGACTTGCTCAAGTCAATCTATGACTCGGCAAAAGACATCTCGACTAACCGAAACTGGATGCCGACACACATGTTCGTCTCCGTAGATGTTTGGTCACAACTTGGTCAGCTTGTAGACACAACCAACCGACCAATCTTCCCATTCATCGGTGCAGGTCTTACAGGCCAGAACGCACTTGGCGGTGGAAGTGCAACATCATGGAACGGCACGCCACTCGGCTTGCAGTTGGTAGTTGATAGCAACTTTGCCGACAAGACGATGATCATCACTCGAGTAGGTCAAGGACAAGGCGATGCTTACGAATTCTACGAAAGCATTCAGGGCCTCCTTAGCGTGGACACTCCTGCAACTTTGGGTAAGACCATGAGCTTCCACGGCTATGTCTCAACCTTTGCTGCAATCGGTGGAATGATCCGCAAGATCACACAGGCTTAGTCGAGAGCGGGGCTACCGCTCATGGCTGTATACAGCGTTACGCAGAAATACCTCATAGACAACTACGCCGTAGTTCAACTTCTTACCGATGCAGAAATTGAACTCGGCGCAAGTGTCGTCCTTGCCGGGGTAGATGCAACCTTTAACGGAACTTACACAGTCCGCGCATTACCGCAGTACCTCTATGTCGGCATAGATACCGAAGGCGATCTTCTCTACGATGTAAACATTCCGATCGCTAATCAAGTGCTGGTTGCAAAGACCGCTAGCAATGTCACGCGCACCGCTGCTACTGGCACGCTAACTATTACGCAGACTTGCACTTGGGTCACAGCAGCAAACCTCGAAGACTGGATCGGCATCGGTACAGCAACCGCAGCGGACGCCGCTTTTCTAACAGTGTGCGCCGCAGCTGCTTCACAATTCTGTTGGCGTCGTCGTATGGAAGCAGGCTATGTGGATTCGCTTACGACTGTCCCGTCGCAAGATGTCTTCCTAGGAACCCAGATGTACGGTGGAGCCTTGTATCGCCAACGCGGATCGGTAGATCAGTTTGCTTCATTCCAGAACATGGGCGTAACTCCTGTTATGGGGCTGAACGGAATGATCCGCCAGTTGCTTGGGATTGATCGTCCGCAGGTCGCCTAATGGCTGTACCTAATTACACGGATCTATTCAACGAAGGCTTTGATGATCTAGTTGCAAAGCTTTCAACGGTCGTCGGGCTCCAAATAAATAACGATCCGCGCAATATCAGTCCGCCTTCCTGCTTCGTCAATATCGACTCAATAGACGGCTACAACTACAATGTCGCCAAGTTGAACTTTACTTTGCAGATCATCACGCTAGGCCCGGGCAACCTTGACGCCCAAAAGAGCCTGCTTAATATCCTCGCCCAGATCTACGCGCTCAATATCGGCGTGGTCTCTGGACGCCCTACAAACCTAGATATCGGTGGCTCGACGCTTCCTGCTTATGAGCTGTCGGTGACGACTGTCGTGCAGACTGCCTAATCCACACTCTCGGTCTCATTATGTGTCAAACTAAATCCAACACTTCCAAGGAGTAACTCATCATGGCAACTTCCACAATCCTCTCAAATCCGACAGTCACACTTGGCGGAACCGCGCTGACGGGCTGGTGCTCAAGCGCAGTCTTAAATCGCACTGTTACCGCTCTAAACGACACGACCTTCGGACAAACTTCAAACACTTTCACGGCGGGCCTCGAGGATAACGAATGCACCCTGACCCTGTTTTTGAGCTACGAAGCAAGCGCCACTTACGCAACACTTGCACCACTGGTCGGCACCAAGACAACTGTCATTGTCAAACCAACTTCGGCAGTGGACTCGGCAACTAACCCGGGCTTCACACTCACCAACTGCTATCTCGAGACGCTACCAGTGATCTCGGCTTCGCTCGGTGAGCTGCAATCGATTGACATCACTCTTATGGGTGGCGTCTACAGCGCTGACACTACCAACCCATAATCTTCGGCCTTCCTTGGCCCGACGAAAGGAAACACAATGAAGATCAAACTCACGCTCACACGCGGAGACAAAAAAGAGTTACTCATCACAAACCTCTTCGCAATCTCGGAATGGGAACGCCTAGAGAATCGTCGAGTCTCCGACGGACGCGGAATCGGTGCATCCGATATGGCTTGCTGGGCGTACATCATGCTCGGCATTAAAGGCGAGACGCTTCCTGCTACTTGGCGCGAATGGCTGAAACAGAATCCAGATGTTGAGATTGGCGTAGAGGACTCAACAGACCCAAACCCTACGGACGCGGCTACAGGCGACAACTCGCCGAACTTGTAGTCGCGACAGGGTGGGCTCCCACTTTCTACGCTGACACCTTCGACACGCGAGACCTAAGTACCATTGTCGCAGTGCTAGAAAAACAAAACAAGAAAAGGTGACATGGCTGACGGACTCAACACAAAGATCGAGGTCTACGGTCTAAAAGATGCGATCAAGCAACTCAACTCCGTTGAGCCTGGGCTTCGTAACGAAATTGCAAAAGACTTCCGCAATGTCGCAAAACCTGTCATCAATGACGCGCTCGCACTAATCCCTAACACGGTGCCGCTATCTGGTATGGGTCGCAGCTGGACTACGCCTTCGGGCTTCAAGATGCTTCCTTGGGATGCTGGACGCAAGCAAAAGATCTCCGCCAAGATCAACACAAAGAAGGTCTCGGAGTTTCGGGGACAGATCCGCAATGTCGGCGTCTTTAACATTGTTTATTCGGGCTCTACTGGCGCACTCTTTGACATGGCAGCGAACGGAAAGCTTGGTCGTGCACTCTCGGCGCGCTACGGCATGCGATCAAGAGTAATGTGGAGAGCAATGGAAAAGAACCAAGGCACAGTCGAGTCAGAGATGCGGCGAATCGTGGAGACTGTTATGGACAAAGTTGATCGAAATGTGGTCATGTAATGGCTTCAATCAACATTCCTATAATCTCCGAGTTTGATACCAAAGGCACACAAAAAGCGATCAAAGAGTTCCAGTCGCTTGAGGGCGCGTCGGCTAAAGCGTCGTTTGCAATTAAAAAAGCAGCAAAACCAGCCGCCGCCGCAATAGCAGGAATCGGAGCAGCTTTAGGTCTAGCAACTGCCGCAGCAATAGACGACCAAAAAGAACAATCAGATCTCGCATTAATTCTTAAAAATACATCGGGTGCATCAGACGAACTTGTCAAATCAATTGAAGATGAGATCTCCGTAATGAGTCGAGCGTCTGGAATTGCAGACACCGACTATCGCAAAGCACTTGAGATTCTAACGATCCAAAGCAAAGACGCAGGAAAGTCTATGGATGACATGAACCTCATCATGGACACGGCGGTCGGTCTGCATACCGATTCGGCAACAGTTGCAGACGCTCTAGCCAAGGCTTACGAAGGTAACTTTAAGGCACTCAAAACTC